TTTTTCCAAGCATCTAAATGAACTTGGTTAATCCATTTAGGAGATGCTTCGCTAGGAAAAGCTAAGTTTAAACTTACGCTTTGATCTATGTATTGTTGTCTTATACCAGCTTGTCTAACTAATTCTAGCTGATTTATTTCTTTAAATGTCTTGAATACTTCTTTGGTATCTTCGTCTAATCCTTCTATATCTTGTACCGAACCACCATCCGCTAATATTTTGTCCCATATTTCTTTTGTATTTAATTTTAATTTCTTTAACACTTTAACCAATGTAGGGTTTTTACGTATAAATGTACCTTTAGCTGATTGCTCTGTAAATACATTTGCAGCCCATGGCTCTATTCCTGGTGAAACATTCCCCGCAAGCTTGCTATTACTAACAGTGGGAGCAATAGCACGAAGGTGAGTATTGCGCATACCAGTACCAACACACCACAAAGGCTCGCCAAACTCCTCAGCAAGAGCCATACTAGCACGTTCACTTTCGATTTTGATTTGGCTGAATATTCTTCTTGTTTCATATTGTGACAATAGACCTTCAAATGGTAAACCTTTTTCTTGTAAATATGTATGCCAGCCGAGTACACCTAGACCTAACGCTCTACCTTTTTCAGCAGATCTTACAGAGTTTTCAAATCCTTTTCTGTATTTAGCTCTTTGTATAAACTCTTCAAGCACTCCATCAAGAAACCATATTGAGTCATAAATTATATTTGTATTTTTCCATTCGTCATACTTAGCTAGGTTTAAGCTAGA